CCAGAGGTAACGGACAGACGCTGGATCTGACCACGGGTCAGGCCAACGAAGTCACCATAAAAGATGTTCGTGGAGTAGCCGTAGGGAATAGCATATTCCCGAGTGGAACCCGCAAACACCTGCCCACCGATCAAATTGACCGGCTTTAGCCCGTAAGGGGCTGAAACAACAGGGTAAGCCATTTAAGACTCCTATGATTGAGGTGTACCGCGACCAAACGTCACCTCAGAGCGGCGCTCTTTAAACAGAGGCATCCGAGGATCGTTGTCGCGCATGAAAGTGTTGTCCACCGATTGCATTTGACCATCTGCCTGTTTTTGGTAGTGGTCATCACGCTGCTCGACGAACTCCTTTGGTGTTTTGCAAAGCAGAAGACCTCCGATCTCAATGCTGTCTGGGAATCGGTTCTTGGAACCGACGCTCATCAGTTGGATCTCCGGGTGTTCAGAAGCTTTTACAGGCTCCCAGCCTTCGCGGAGTTTTGAGGAAATGTTGCTGGGATCATCTGATCCGAGCGTGCTGATACGAATCCAACGGAATGCATAACCTTCCTCCGGGTTGGGAGAAGGCAGAGTTTCCGGGGGCATCCATTTTTTTGGACGCTCCAATTTCGCGCGAGTTTCTTGTTCTCGGGGGGTACGTTCAGCCATTTTGATTCCTCATTTGTTCCGCAACCTGTTTGGCATAAAGTTCCAAAGGAACTCCAAGCCGTTTGGCGATTGATACTTGGGATTGGGTCAGCACGATTTTCTTGGGCGCTGTGCTGCGTGTGGCAGGTGCAACGACTGATTGCTTTACTACCTTTTCTTTCTTTGCAGGAGGTTCCGCATCCTGCTCAGAATCCGGGAATAGCTGTTTAATACGGCCATTGATCCGGGTGTAGTATTCATCACTCGTTGGGTCTACCCCACTTTCCACAAGTTTTTTATGAACTGCCAGGGCAACCGCCGTCATCTCGTCATTTGATCCAAACCACGGATTGGCTTCTTGCCACGCACGGGCTTTTGAATCGACTTGAGGAGTTTGATTACTCTGAACAGTCCTTGGGGCGCTTTGTACATCAGTTTGTGACTGCTGTAAAGCGGTGGGTTTGAAATTGGCAACTCTTTCTGCTTTGATTTTCGCGGCAGTTAGAGCTTCCTGAGCCTCTACCAAACGGTCAGAATCCCCAGATTCATAAGCTTCTTTGTATGATCTTTTGGCGTCTTCTAACTCGTTTGCAACGACCTTTTTGGCCTGCTCAAGCAATGCAGCCTGACCCTGGCCAAGGCTTCCTTGGAGCTTTTTATTCTCCTCGGCAAGCTGTTGAGCGATGCGAATAGCCTCTTCCCGCTCACGCAAAGCGGACTCTTTTGCCCGTCTTTCTTCGTGATAACCCTTAGAAAAGTGCTGGATTCGCTTCTTTACACCCTCTGAATACTGGGCCAACTCGTCGTCAGTCACCTCCGCAGGAGGCTCCTTCATGGGTGATCTGCCCTGATCTTCGGGGGGAGTATCGTCTACAACTTCAATTTCCAGCTTCTCTTCCTCTGGTTTTTCTTTGGAAGGAGCTTCTACAACCATTTCGTCGGGGAATTTAAAGTCATCTGCCATGGTTTTCCCCTTAAACGCGGCTAATGCCGCGAGGATCTTGCACAACCGCCTCGACGCTGTCGTCGTTAATCAAGCGGAACTCGCGCCCATGGATCTTGACTCGGGTGCCCGTGTTCGGACGAACCAAGACGAAATCCCCAACCTTACAGGACGGCCCAGATGGGAATCTGGTTTTGTCTCCATAAGCGTCAGGCCCCATTGCAACCACAAACAAAACAGGCGACATCACTTCTTCAAAGTGCATCGTTTGGCCGGATTTAACCAGCCCACTGTCGTATTTGTCCTCAATCTCCGGTAACACGCACAAGAGATGATAGGTTGCGGGTTGTGGCAATTGTCTTGCCCTTTCCTCCGGGGTTTCCGGTAGGACGGTAGGAATTGCTTCCTCACCGGTTGAGAGTAGGATTTCACTCATCTTCGTCTTGCTCCATTCTTCGCACGAGGTCGGTGATGTACATATGTGCCTGGGATAGACCCCGGATCTCCCCGCACAAACTCTTGTATTCGGCGTAATCTTTAGCAGCCCCGTCCACCAATACGTGGGCGATAGATTCGCGCCGTTCTTCAATCTCTTTGATTACCACGGAAAACGCAGTGGTTGCCATGATGATTCCTTACTGTTTGGGTTGAACAGACTTGGTCGCATGCTTCACAAGATCAGCCCGGATCTTTTGTTGATGCTGGCGATCTTTGATGGCAGTGTTCATTGCCGTCTGTCTTTCTTTGGATGCCGCAGCCAACTGGGCGCTTTGCTGCTGTGCAGCAAGACGCATCTGCTCTTTCTGTGCATCGAGCTGTAAACGCTGCTGTTCAAGCTGCATCTTCTGTTGAGCAATCTGAAAATCGCGCTGGCTGTCGGCTTCTTTGCGCTGGAGTTCCTGCTGACGAAGTTGAAGTTCTGCCTGCTGCATCTGCAACATGGGGTTCTGTTGCATTTGCTGCGCTTGTTGTGATTGAGCTTTTTGTTGATTGGTTTGCAACAACTGTTGTGCTGCCTGGGCCACCAGACGACTCAGTTGAACCTCGGTTCCTTCGTCCAACTGCGCATCCGGGGGCGTCATCTCTACCCCCAGTTGATCCTCAATCATTGAGCGGTATTTAAACGCCATATGCTCTGCAATGTGGGACATGATTGCCCCTTGCATCTGTTGAGCCATCGGGGATTGACCAATCATTCCCATGACCGACGGATCTTGCATCAAAGCCATGTGAGTAGCTATGTGGGCGTCGTGATCCTGGTAAATAAACGCTTTGGTCGGTTTGCCCGTGAGGAACGCCATGTTTTCAGATACCGGATCTTTCGGCGTCTGATCATCCTCAATCGGAACCAGCTTCTCGGCATTCTTGATCCCGAGGACTTCAAGCATCTGTCGATGTAGTTGCGGAAGGTCGTAGATCTGCGGAGCGCCTTGGGCAAGCTGAAGAGCTGCTTGGTATTGCATGATCCGCTGCGCCATCGTGGCGGCATTAGGATCACTGACCGGGATAACTTCAGTAACGTCATAGTCGGCCTGCTTCGCAAGTTTGTCCCCACCCTCCGGTGTGTACTCATAGTCCGGCGGCATGAAGTCGCGGATGATGGCCTTAAGGAGACGGAACTCAATCTTCAAGCTCTCATGCACGCGGGCCTGGACAGCACTCATCGTCTTGAGCGTGCGCTCCAAAATAGCCAGCGTCGTTCCCACCGGAGCCTGGGCAGACATGTCACTGATCTTCATGTCAGTGATTGCCCCAAGCCTTCTGCCTTCTTCAGTGATTTGGTTGAGCAACTGAATCAGCGTCTGGCTCGGCTCCTTATACGGAAGCGGCATGATGTTGTCGCGGATGGTGCCGGACGGAACATCAACATCACGGAACTCACCCGGAGCAATCGGTGTATCGTCTCCCTTTACACGAAGACCACGGGCCTTCATGCCACCCGGAAGATTGCTCAGAGTACCCGCATCAATCAACTGCCGAATGAGGGAAGTACCAGCGCGGGCATATCCTCCGATGATATGAATCAGGCCCATGCCATACGCCCCAAACCCTGGGATGTATGTGTACTGGACAAAATGCTGGCGCTTTAAACGCCGGTCATCTTCTTCCTTCCAGTTCCTACGGATGGCCAGAACATTGCTAGATCCGCGCTCTATGGTGACGACATAAGGAAGGGCAATCCCATCCTCATCCTCATACCCCGGCATGTCCCAGTCCACATGGATCTCAAGGATTTGAAACCGGTCATCATCTGTCAGGGAATAACCTTGCTCTTCAGCCTTTTTCTTCTCAATGTCTGAGAAGATTCTTACAGGCTCTCCGAGGTCAATGTCTCTGTAAAACCCGCTGACCTGAAGCTTCTTGATGTCGTTCTTAGTCTTGCGCATCACGTGGGTTGCACGTTCTGCGCTGTAAATGTTAGATGCCCCGTATGGGATGATCACATCTTCTGCCGGGATAAATGGGGCAGTCTGCCGCCCAATGGCGGGATCGTAGTAGACCTTTTTAAACGCCGCGCCGGCCAGACCCAAGTTATAAAGAAGTCTTTCATGTTCCGGGCGGTATTCAATCATCTCTTCCGTCAGGCGGAAGTTCATGTCGTCCCTGACACGCTCGGCAGCCTCTTCCTTCAACTTGTCCACAGCCCCGACGATCTGGGTCTTCACCGGGCCTTGGGCCGGGAAGGTCTCCGTGATCATCTCGGACTGAAAGCGGATTGCAGCTTCATTGAGCATTGAAGAATACACACCACAGGCCCCAGACCACGGTTCGGTGCGCTCTTCATACTTTAATCCCAAGACATCTAAGCCTTTGACGTAGGACTCCGTCCAGTCTTTGCGGGAGTTGATGTCTGCGTCTACCAGGGATACAAGCTCAGAAGCCAGCGACTGGAGGTCACTTTCATCCATGTATTCGGCTAGATTGGCATCAAAGTCATCTGCCGTTTCAGCCTCAGGTTCTAGTTCAATCTCAACCCCACCAGCTTTGATATTGACAGACTCAGGGTCTTCAATTTCAATTTCTAAAGCTGGTTCAGCGGTCATCATGCCCATATCTATAGGATCCAGAGCGCGATCAATGTTCGTTGCCATGTTTGTCCTTAATAGTAAACAGCACGCTTGCTTTTAAAGAATGTAGGTTCATCGCGCTCATCAATCGGCAAACGAACAAACCCACCTTGACGAAAGCGCATCAACGCTAACGTCGTTGCATCAACCAAGTCATCGTGATCCCCAGAAGGGAATGCTGCTATTTCGTCCACAAGCTCATCTGCCCAGCGAGTTGCCGGCACCCAAACTTTCCCAGACGCTATGATGTCAGAAACTGAGTTCAAACGGGCAAATTTATCTTGCCCCCTGCTCGGCGTGTACTCCTGAACAGGCACCCCCATCGATCTAAGCTCGTAAATCAACGGCGCACCACTGGCTTTCTTCTCAACCAGCATGCCATCTGGGTTCCATTGTTTGTACTGTTCAAGCACATCCCTCTTTAAATCAACCCATTCAACCCGTTTTTTGTAAACATCAAGCAAAATGATGTTCGGTTGATCATTATCCTCCGGGTTGTTCCAAATTCCCCACGTCGTACCAGCCGAATAGTCCGCTCGGTTGTTCTTTTCAAACGCCGTATCCCAACTTTGGATGATGTATTCACACGGAGGCGGCGTATCACCCTCCCAAATCTTCCACCACTCCCGTTTTACGATGGCTGAAGAGTCAGAAGTCGGACTTTGCTGGTACTGAGCCTGCCATTTCGCGTTCGGCAGCTCCTCACGAAGCGCAGAAAGCTCCTCAATAGACCAAAATTCAGGCCAAAGAGGGTTTCCAGAGGGCATAATCGCTGGGAATTCAATCACCTCCCACTCTTCCCCACCTCTTTGGGCTGCCGCTTTGATTACTTGACCCGTCAAATCTCGCTTCCCCCACCGGGTCATCACAATCACAATCGCTCCACCCGGCTGCAAACGCTGTCTAGGCCCCGAGGTGAACCATTCATACACCTTGTCATAGATCGTCGGATCCCCAGCGGCCAAAGCAGCCTCCTGCTCCGAGTGCGGATCATCAATAATCAACAAATCCGCACCCTTACCCGTCACCGTACCACCTACACCAATAGCAAAATACTCCCCATTCGCATTCGTAGACCACCGTCCAGCCGCCTTTGAGTCATGCCTCAAAGCTACATTGGGGAAAATCTTGGCATACGTCTCCCCATCCACCAAGTTACGCACCTTGCGGCCAAACCCAACAGCCAACTCAGCCGTGTTCGACGACTGAATAATCTTCTTGCCAGGGTACTTTCCCAAATACCAAGCCGGCAAAAGATACGAAGCAAACTCACTCTTCGTATGCCGAGGGGGCATGTTAATAATGAGCCTCTTCAAATTCCCTGAAGCTATCTCCTCAAACTTCTGCGCCATCACAGCATGGTGCCGCCCAGCAATAAAACTCGGCCACACCGTCTTCACAAACGACATAAAGCTCTTTTGCCCGTTCTCCCGCGTTAAAGCTGTTTGCAGGTCAGCAGAAAGCAACATCAACTGCTCTCTTTGAGAGTGCGGCAAAAAGTCAATGATCTTTACAAGTTCATTTTCTGGAAGACGAGCCAAAACTTCTAGTAAATTGTCTTGCACGTTAATCTCCACAAAAGCAGGCTATCGCCTCTTCGTTGGGGTCAAACATGTCTCTTTGTTTCGCCGTGAAGTTGGCTAACTCAGCGTAACTTGGCAACGCTTGATTAAACCTCGCTCCTATCTTTTGCTCCATGCTTGCCCACCACACCGCACGTTGAGGCTCATCCTTAACAAGCGACAAAAGATGAGAAGGCTTTTTAAGAAAACACAAGTCACAGTTGCTAAGTAACGAATTTCCTTTAACAGTAACAGTCTCAAGATTAAAAACTTGCTTCTCCCAGAACGACAACACATCAGCATTACCAACACCGGCAGATGCTAAAGGCGTGTGTTTCTCATCCTTGTTGTCTTTCATCTTGGCAACACGCCGAGGCTCATCAGCTCGTATACCCACAAACGTCACAAACTCCTCCATACCAATATTCTTCATGTACTTCTTGATGATATTGATCTTTAGTTCAGAAGTACAAAACCTCGCAAAGGTGTTTGGAAGGTAGTTTTTCTTTTCAATCAACTTTTCAAACGGCTCCCCACACCTGCTGGCCGTCTCATAGCTAACAATCACAAAGCCATCCGGTCTGTACTCAAGCCAAGTAATAGGAACATCCCACTCTTTACTACATCTGTTCACAAACCTCAACGTCGCCTCATCCTCCTTACCAGTATTGGCAAAACAAACCTTGGCCTCATCAGGCAACCCACCATTGGACTCAAGCACTCGCCACAACATGTACGCACTCGTGCGCCCACCACTAAAACTAATACACGTCGGCCCATCAATCTTAAAAGGATCAATCATTCTATATACCTCACCTTCACATACGACGGCCTTATAGACCTAGCCCGCCTCTTACTACCCTTACACACCCCCAAATCCACCAACGCCCACATCTTCCTCGACACATTCCCCCTGCCCCTCTCCCCAGTCACCCTCATCACATCATCCACAGTCGGCCCAAACCCAAACCGCTTCCACCACTCATCTATCACCAAGTAAATCTCTTTCTGCGCTGGTGTCATTTTTCGCCTCGTAACATCCATAACGTCTCTAAGGGGGGGTGTTTCTATAAAACACGCTTCACTTCACTACCTAGAAATTACTTGAGGTACCCCCACCTATGTCATTGATTTAATTACACTTTCTGGGTTTAGTTGGTTGTTAGGGTTTGTACTAGGTGGATCAAGCGTTACACATGAATGAGTAACAGGGTGGATCGGATGAGTGGAACACTGTGCATGCGTGGCGCCGGTGGTCGAATCTGCCTCGGGGGGGTGCGGGTGTGGTGGGTTAGTCTCGCCGGGGTTTTCGTTTCCTGGATCCTGGCCGGGTTTCGCATCCTGGCCGCCTGCGTCGGCGTCGGCGTGCTCGAGCGGTTCGATAACCTCAGCGTCAGCCCGTCCAAGCTCGGCCAGCAGCGTCGCGCCTGGCGCTGATGCATCGGTGGCCGTGGCCTGAATCGCTTGCCGTAGGGATTGAATGAGCCGCTCGCGCAGTTGGCCAGCGTCGGTGTGCGTCACCACCTCGCGCCGCTCAGTAAATGCGGCCACTTCAGTTACTTTGCCGAGTAACTCGAGGGCGCGCAGTCGCTGGGCGGGTTTTATGTCCTCATCGATAGCGTGAGCGGTGAGCCGTTCAATGACTAAGGCTCTCAAAGCTGCGGGGGTGGCGTGTTTCCTCGCCTCATTTGCCAGCACCAGGGCGTCGACTTGCGCAGCTATTTTGGGATTCTGCGCTAACCTATGCCCGGCGTGCCCCTGGTGTATTGGCGCGGTGTTTGTGTCATACGCTGCCCGATATGCTCCGGCTTTCGTTTCTCCCATGGCTAACGCTTCGGCAAACTTGCGCTGTTTCGCAGTAAGTTTCTTTTCTTTAGCACTAGCTGCGCCCAGTAAAACGATATCCATGGGGACGGCCTGCAAGCCTTCGGCTACTTGTTTTCGCGTTAGTTTCTTCATGGGGTACAAACCGAGAATTTTTCAACCCTGCGATGCTAGCCGTTTTGCTTTACTGGTGCAAGCTATACGCGTCCCTTTTCTCTCTGGAGCGCCAGGGCTGATTGTGCTTCGCACGTTGCCGGCTTCGAGGGGGGGTTGACCGTCAATCCCAAAACCCTCTACAATGCAACACCTGGCATCGTCGCCATGCAACTGTTACGAGGGAAACCATGCATCAATTCACCTATGAGATTACGTGCAAGCGCACCGGCCGCGTGGAGCGTGCACGCTGTACCGCACCCCGTGCCGACTGGGCGCGACTGCAATTGCAGTTAGTCTATGAACCGCAATTCGCCATCGCCGAGCTTTATTGCGACATTGACCCGCCGCATCGCACCCTGGGCGAGATTGACGCCGCCGATATGACCGCTGCCGATGCCAAGCATTGCATTCGCGAGCTTGCCGAACCCGGCTACCTCTATAAAAATCTTATCCCCCTGTAACCCTTCGGAGCGAACATCATGCAAGACTACCTCACCATCGGCCCCGTCCCCTCGAATGAATGCTGCGCTCAATTGGGCGCAGAGAACTACACTCAGCAAGCCCTGATGGAGTGTGGCCGATTCGCCGATCAAATTCGCCGGCACTACCCCGAACCCGACGGCGGGTATATCGCCGTGAAGCGTTTCGATCATGAGTTCGGTTCTTATTATGAGTGCGTCGCAGTGTTCGACGATATCGAATGGGAAGCCACCGAGTGGGCCTATCGCGTCGAATCCGACCCTCTGGGCGTGCTGGCCGATTGGGAAGAAAAGACACTAAACGATTGACGCCAGCCGCTTGCCCCTCGAGGGGGGCTTGCGGGTGCCGCCATGGCATCAAACGGAGGAAACCATGCTAGCAATTCACACAAAAATATTACCGCCCACCAACACCAAGGGCAAGCGCATCAAGGCCTACACGTCCAATGGCCATGCATTGATTGTCAGTCCCGATGATTCATTGGGCGACGTAGAGCAACACTTTGCCGCCGCCAAGCGGTTAATTGCCGCCGAGCTTAAATACGTCCCCGATTATTCGCGTATGGCATATGGTGGATCGGCCGATGGTTCCGGCTATTCGTTTTGCTTTTTACAGTCAATCATCGGGGGTTGATCATGGCCGGCTTCATTTTCTACGCTGGGCCGTCGGTGTTGGACGGCGCCCCGATTGTGGCCGTCGCGCTACTGAGCGATAAAAACCGCAAAACCGGCGTCATGGTGCAGACCTATATCCTACGCGCCGATCTTGACCCTATCGCCGCCGCCGCTCTCGGGCTTGATGCGTCGATATGCGGGGACTGTAAACACCGGCCCAGTGAGGGGGGCGCGTGTTACGTAAATCTAGGGCACGGGCCGCTCGCAGTGTTTACCGGCCTTTTGCGCGGCATATATCCCGACGACCCCGACGCCGCTGCGGAACTATGCGCCGATGAAATGGTGCGGATGGGAACCTATGGCGATCCCATGGCCGTGCCGGTGCGTTACTGGCGCGCCTTGTTGAAACGCGCCCGGGGGCACACAGGCTATTCGCACGCATGGCTACGGCCTGGGCTTTCCGATGCGCAGCGTCACGGCATCATGGAATTGTGCATGGCCAGCGCTGATACGGAAACCGAGGGCGAAATGGCCCAGTCCGTGGGCTGGCGCACCTTCAGGGTTCGCGCACCAGGGGCGCCGATGATGCCCGGGGAGTTTATTTGCCCGGCAAGCGCCGAAGGGGGCAAGCGTAAACAGTGCGCCGATTGTGGCGCGTGCGACGGGGTGAGAAACCGCGCCGCTAGTCCCGTGATCATCGTTCACGGCTCGAAGGCTTCCCGATTCGCGGGGGCCGCATGAGCTTTTCAAATCCAATGCACCATGAAGGGGTGACCCATGAAAGTTATGACCGCACGCTATCCGGGCAAATGTATGAGGACGGGGGCGACAATTCGCCCGGGAGACTTAATCGTTTACTACGGAAAAGGGCGCGCAGAATTGTCCGATTTGATACCGGCCAGCGAATCAATCGTTCTATACGGGGAGCAAGGCCCGTCGACGTTCTGGCGAAACCCGAGGGGTCGGTGCATCGATGCGCCATGCTGCGGGTGCTGCACGATATGAGGCACCCCTACCGACCGGAACGCCTCGAGCGCCGCGCTGAGGCTGCCGCCGGTTTCGTGCTGGCCTTCGGCATCGCCATGAGCATCGTCGCGGGTCTTTTGAAATGGTTCGGAGGGTAAGGCGCCAACTAGGGCCGCCTTCCCTTTTGGCATACGTGGCCGGCCTTTTCTGGCTGGCCCTGGCACTGTTGTTTTTATGGTTCTAACGGAGGTCAAAGATGAAAACGATCAGAGGATTCGATTACCAGGGGCGCGAATGCCACCTTGTTTTCAAAAGGACGGGGGCGCCCATTCAAAAAGGCGAAGTGCTGGAGGATTTTCGGGGGAACATCGCCCGAATCCTGTCCGGCAGGCCGCCCCATAAACCCAGTTCAACGGGCAAGGTTTCAACCAGCGCGGGAGAGTACTACCCGGGCGTTTTTAACTGCGAATGAAAACGAAGGTAAACATGAATATCACACTTCAAAAACCTAGCGGCGAAACTGTTGCGGTTGTTCCCGTTGTTGCAGACGAGCATGGCTACCTTTACGCCGAGCATCCGGTCTACGCGTTCGAGGTGGACTGCGCGCTATACGGGTTTCAAGATGGCGGCGTGTCCAGCGATGCTATCGAAGACGCCGACGGCAGTGCCTATATGTTTTGGTCTATCGCCTAATTTAACCTAACCTAACCGGAGAACATCATGCAACCCACGCACACCCCTGGCCCTTGGCACACAACAGAAACCGAACCCGGTATTGATGCCGATATCGATGTTTTCACCACAACCCCACGCTACGCGGGTGGAAAGGGTCTTATCGCTCGCGTGATTGAGGCAGATGACGCTTGCCTTATTGCCGCCGCGCCTGAAATGCTGGATGCGCTTCAAGCCCTAGAAACTATGGCTTTGCGTACTGCTAAAGCGTTTCCCAATGCCCCTGGGGTTGGTGATTGGAAGCAAGCCGCGCTAGTCGCACGCGCCGCCATTGCCAAAGCCACTAACGCCTAACCTGGAGTCATACCATGCTGAAAGTAATCAAAATCGATACTGTCTATCCTGCTCCCGAGGATGATGAAGAGGACTACTGCCCGGAGGGTGACTCTTCAAGCGAGACTATAGAAGTTTCCTTCCGGGAGCTTGTAGACCTGATGCGTACCTATAACAACCCGTCATGCAGTCGGGCTCTGGGTGAAATTTACGAATGGACACAAGCAGAAACCGAGCAGGACTACCGCACGGGAGAGTTTACCGAGCGCAGCATTCATTACTCACGCAACAATCCCACCAAAAATGCCAAGTATTGGCGCGCCGCCATGACTGCCGCCGGACTCATCAACCACTAAACCAGGAGAAAACAACCATGCGTGACTATTTAACCCTTGGCCCCACCCCCAGCGATGAAGAATGCGCTCAGGTCGGTGCCCCCGACTACTCCGAACGCGCCCGTCTTGAGTGCGGACGTTTCGCTGAGCAGATCCGCCGCCACTACAACGGAGAAAACAATGGGCTTTTTTTCTAAAACGTGCGCAAAGAGCCACCTTCCAATCATTCACGAAGCGCGGGGATTCCCGCGTCTTTCCAAGGTTGTAGCACTGCTTCCTAGCGGGGAGATCGTCCGGGGCTTTTATGACGGTTACGGACGGGTCGGAGGGGTAGACCTCCATGAAGATTGGGACAAGGTAAAGCTGGTCATCGAATCAGAGTATGAGGGCGAATCATACAAAGATCTTCCCAAATCAGGCAATGAACTCGGTCAGGGTCACTTTATGAGTGATCAGTTTCTACTGTATTGCCTAATCAATAAAAGATTCAAAAGCCGCAGCGAATACACCCGCGCTTTCAAGCGTTTGGCAAATTGGTAAACCGGAGGAAAATCAAATGAAACAACTCAAAGCATTTCAAAACGGAGACGGCGCACATTGTGGCCTGTCTGATTGGTATGACGACGGCGAAGCCGAACTGAAGGCGGCGCTTGAAGCGCACGAACCCTTTGATACGGGTTGGTATTCGAGCAAAAAGGAGATCGGATCCGCACGCATCTGGTCAGAGGACGGCATCAAGATAAACGTCGAGGTGTCCGTGTCTGATGACTTTGACACCCTCGGGGGAGGTTACGCCAGCACCGATGAGTGGACGATTGATGGCATCCATGCCTGCATCAGCGACGCATGGAACAAGGCGGAGTCGGACAGAAATAAGAATCAGGAATACGAAGGATTTAGAGTCGGGAGAAAGGGGCGCTGGGAGGAGACTTACCTCGTCAGCATTGGGTGGGGAGAACACTTCTCACCCCCGGGCGACAACTACCATTGGTGGGGTTGGCAATACGATGGCGCTGACGACACAGTTGGCGTGCCGCACCCTGACATCCCGGTCGAGATCGTGCAAGCGTTTGAGAAGTGGGCAGATGCCTGGGCGTTCGGTCGCACCGATGAGAAGTCCCTCACAGTTGGGGAGTGGACGATCACCCCGTGGAGGGATACTCGCCCACAACCCGAAGACCCCAACGACTATGTTGGGATGGGATGGGTCGGCCAGGATGGTCGCCCTTAATTAACCACAACCGAAGGGGAAAGCAAATGAAGAAATACACCATGCACTTAGTCAAAGAGATCGTCACCCACGTGGAGGCTGAGTCCAGGGACGAGGCCGTTGCGATAGCACGAGAGTTTGACGCCAACGGGTGGGACGGACTGTGGTTGTATGCCGAACCACAGATATCTGTAATAGAAGAGTCGGAGATCCCCGACGAGATCGAGGTGAAGATGATGAAAGACCAATCCTTGATTGATGCGGTGATTGAGCAGATTGAGATTGACCTACGCTCTGGCGACATGACTGCGCTGGATGAAATGCTCAAGCAAGTGCCCGAGGTGGTGCTGCGTGCGTATCTGTCTGACGTGCCGAATGTTTAGTATGACGCAACCAAAGGAGAGAGCAAATGAAAACTGAACAAATCCAAAACGCTTTGTTCGCGGCGTATGACTTGCGCAACAGCATGACCAACGAGGACAAAGCCCGACCCATCAACGCTGCATCGTTTGGTGAGACGTTTGGCAGCAACCTCGATGAACTGATCGATTTTCTGGAACAACTCGAGGAGCAGAGCAAATGAAAACGAACGAATTATTAGAGGGGGTGCAATGATACGGGTCGAACAGTTCAATATCCGCTGGGTCGACACCGGCGACCAGTACGGCGCCGGCCTGACCAACGCCCAGGCACCCATGGTGGAGTTCTATCAGCCTTTGCAAGCCCCCGAGGTCGGGGGCCTTTTTCTCGCCCGCTACCTTGCGTCCCGATTGCTAAAGGCAAAGACCGATCAGGGGCTTTACATGGAACCGGTCAGTCTGTCGCCCGAAGGTCTAAGGCAGGTTCAGGAATGGATCATTGATTGCGGGGGCAGAGAATGAATCTCAAAAACTCAAACGGCAAAGTGCCGATCAGAAACCGCAGGGCCGACACCCCCTGGATCCTGATCGACTTCCCCTCTTTCGAGGTCTTCCAAACACTGTACGAAAAGTCCCACACGCCAGCCAGTACGGCCAAAATATGGGAAATAGTAAGGTCAAGGGCCGCTGGAGCTACGCTTGAGGATGCAGTAAAACCCTACGGGCTAACCAAGGAAAGGGCGCGGCAGATCGAGGCGAAGTTTCTGCGGCGCATGACCGATTACTATTGGAAGACCAAAGATCGCTTGAGCGATTGAGATGCTTTGAAAAGGCCGACTCGGATATGGTAATCATTGAAATCTTCACCAACTGTATCGGAGATCCAGTAAGGCTTGCCTGCTTCCCGAGCGGCCTTTTCCCCGGTTCCGTTCGGGTCGTTGTCTGCGACCACGATCCCGCCGGGGATTTTCTGCGCTACCGCTTGCAAGTTGGATGCGCTGAAGCAGACGTAGATGCTGTATCGAATCTTTATAGCTTTCATGGCGACCCGGATCGAGAGGGCCGTAGCGTAGCCTTCGCAAAAAATTGGCATTCCGCGTGCATCAATCATAAAAGCTGCACCCTTGGTCGATTGACCATAGAGGAACTTCTTCTGCCCCTGTTCATCGATGAGTTGAACCCCGACAAGCCGGTTATCGCACCGCATCGGTATAACTAAGGTCTGGGCGCCTTCGTTGTCCCAGACATTTCCAACCTCATCAGGAAACCCCTTTTTCACAAGGTAAGGATGCGTGTCCGAGCGGGTCTGATGCATGATCCAGGCCGCTTTGGCAGCTGCTTTTTCTGCCAACTCCTGGCGGTCTTTGTCGGAGTCACCCACCAGTTTCTTGAACACGGGCCTGGGCAGAGGCTTGTCCGACCTCCACATGGCCGGCGAATCCATGGTCGCCCAGTTCTGCACCCAACCAACATCACCCAGGAATTTGTATCTGCCGTTGCGTTTGTGCGGATGATCTTCTGTCGGCGTGGACATCCAGCGGTTCGGAACAAGATCTCTCAAAATCAACCCGTGCAGTCTGGCAAAGTCCTCAAACCTCATTTGCGGGCTTCCTCTTGGGCTTTCATAATCATCAAAGTTGCTCGCAGGGTTTCTGACTCTGCGTCTATCAGCTCCAACCAATCCAGTGCAGCCTGATAGTCTTTTGCCAAGCATTCGTCGCTGGCCATCCGCAGATACCGCTCCAAACGAATGAGGGGGCGGGCGTAATCAATGAGTTCGTCGTTCATTTGTCGTCTCCTGAAAAGTTTGGCAAACGCGTGTCGTTCGTCATGTCTTTGTATGTCTCGTAAACCCTATCAATCTTTGCGTCCTCAACGAATGTTTTTCTAAAGCTGCGCATCAACATGCTTTGCGGGTTATCAATGTCATCGCCCGTTTCCCTGATGAGTCCATTTAGGATTGCAAAAAGTGTTTCGTCACCAAAACGGTTGCAGTAGTAATTAAGTGTTTTGTATACATCACGGATTGAGACATTGCTGACATCTGTTTTGAGCAGCAGGGAGAGCAAACGCAATGCAATCCAATCTGCCTTGGTAATTTTTTTCACTTCTCCATCTCCAGTTTGTCAGGGCACGGGCCATGGCCTTCCCAGGGTGATATGTGATTCTGTCTACCACTCATAACGATCATCCTGCGAATGCAGTTGATGCAATCTGTATGCCATAGAGGGTACAGGGGATCGTTTGACTTGCGGCCTTCGCACTTGGCGATGTTGTTGGGGATGTGATCGTTCATTCCACCTCCTCATAAATCACTGTGTTAAGGGCATCCCAAGAAACCTTGGTTGTCTCAATGACGCGGGGTTCTTCGTACTTTGCTGGCGCTAGGCCATACCGCATCCTGCACACGAACTCTGTTTCGCTTTCTTTGCGATACATGGGCTTGACCCGGATGACCACGTCGTGATGTTTGGCCAAATGGTTGAGCATCTCTTCCATGACGATGACGGTGTACTTGGCAGCAAGTTCAGTCTTGGCGATGGACTCAAACGTGGTGATCTTGATGGTGCGGATCATCCGTTCTTTTCCTTTAGTTTGGCCTCAATAGCGCGGTAGATGTCTTCAGTTTTGTAGCTGCCCATGCCCTTCGCTTTGATCTCAGAGTGAATCTCGTTGATGTCTTCATCCGTCAGCCCGTGCCATTCGCGCTTGACTTCATGCTGTGCCTTCATTTTTTCCATGTATTCCTCTGACATACGGCAAACATACTCATTGCCTTCTCGTATCCAGCGGATGAACCCGTTTGGAAATTCAATTTCCTCGTAAGGTTTCATGTGTTCATCTCCTCTACAACACTAAGCAGCCGCAGTTTCATACGCTCAAGCAGCCATAAAATCTCTCCGCCATCTGCATAGCTTCACGGTCAGTCATCTGATTTCTCCATTGGTTCAACTTGTAAGGATTGCTTACCAGTTGCCTCTTGCTCAGGCCTTGCAAGCCGAGCGCGTAGGTTTTTTATGACAAGCCGCACATCTTCCTCAACAGCCCATTGAGCGCGATAAACATCTGGCTCCAATGCCTCCAGCGCCATCTCTAGCAGCTCACGGTCAGTGGTCATGCTTTACCTCATAGTCTTTGAATACGACGCCTTTTCTGGCGTCACCAACTTTGCAAGATTTGACCCATCCTTTTTTGCCTGATGGATATGTTCTCCAATGACCACGCCGATCATGTAAACGCGGGCTTGCGTGAGTTCCTCCTTGCGACTCAGACTTCTCAGCTTTTGGCCCAATCTCTACCGTGTGCCAATCAAATGTCAATGCAGGCTTTCCTTTGGCGGCTCGTTTGCGATTGATGAATGTCTTTTGCGGAGTCGGTTTATAAGCCTGTCCACCTTCTGACAACTTGGCAAGAACCGCGCAAACCATCCTAAGAACTGGATCAATCTGCTGCCGAGTCACCTCTTTGTTGTTGTTGTAATACTTAAGACCATCATCAGTTTCTAGGTAGGCAAATGGCTCAAAGTATTGAAGCGGCTCCATCGTGCAGCCAGCCGTGGTCACGCTCTTTTCGCCAGCAGTCATCCATAGGCTGAACTTGCGTCCTTTGGAATCAATCCCTGCGATGCCTGTGCGCTTAAATGGCGGGTGCATCAAAACATCTACCGGATACCGATGCGTTTCAAGCAACGGGGTTAATCTACCAACATCAAACCACATTGCTGTTTCCGGTTGTGGTGCCACTTTGACAGCTTGTTGAACTAGCGGAGTCATACCTGCCCCCATGTAATTTCAAAAACCAGCGGCCAGACAATCACGGTAAAAGACCGATACCATTTGCTTGGGGAAGCGCGAGAAAAGCCAATCGCAAAGCATGGCCAACGAGGCTCCCAGCGTGCATTGAATTTCATACCTGCCCCCTTGCTCGGATGGCCTCCGCAAGGGAATGCTCCCAAGCATTGATTCGCTCATTTATCTGCCACTCCAACTCTTTCAGCAAGTCTTCTATCGTGTCGCCGTGGCCCGTGGCATAGCTGTGCTGGATCATCCACTGCGCCAACTTGTTGCGCTCGGCAGCGGCGACAAGGGCGGCAAACTGGTAAATATCAAAGTCGTCCATGTACCGATGACCGCTTTTCCAAATTTCCATCCCTGCCTCCCGCGCCATGCGGATGATGTCATCGCGGTTCATTCTTCCTCCCACGCGCCTTCGTCAAAGGCAGATTCATTCTCCTTTGCGAACGTCATTAGTTTTTGAACCACAAACGGTGTGATCTTGATGGTGGTGTTGTCGTTGTCTGTAAATTTCACCCACTCACCAAACACTTCTATGTTGTTTGCGCTCTCGATCTCTGCAACTCCAACCTCGATGTTCATTCTTCCTCCCATGGCAGTGCTTGCAACGCCTTGAGCGCGGCGCTTACTTTCTGGTCTTCAAAGTCCCGCACAAGGTACTCACGTCCGTTGCGGTCGTCGTACACCCAATCATCACAGCAGGACTCCAGCGCATCAATGGCCAGCAGAATGGCCTGTTTGACTTCGTCGTTCATAACAATCCATCCTCCCCATCACCGCGCTTTGCGTAGCGGCGCTTTGCTTTGTTTAAATACCAACGGTTGTCATCCAGCGAAAACTTGAACGGCCAGTTCTCAAACCGTCTTACTTCAGGATCCCCAAGCGACGAAGCGTTTTCCTTGCCCAAGTTAGCCTCCTGAGTTCCTCCAGATACCCCATGTGGTTCGCGTCGATCTCCACTGTGTAAAACTTGTGTCCGTTTGCGCATTCCCTTTTCCTCCTTGTGTCTCTTGTTTCTAGCACCCTGCTCCATGCATCACAGCGAGGACATTTCACATCAACACCCACGCTCCTGCAAGCGCTACGAATAACGCTGCCAAATAAATACCAAACACAAATCCAAATTTGAGTTCTTTGCGTTGATTTATCAGCGCATGTTGAAGTCTCAACATATCTCTGGACATTTGAATGTTGACTTTTGGTTCATAAGCAAGACCGATTTGCACTTTTCCAGTGTTGTACGTGTGTTTCATAATTACCTCCTAGCTACTGACGGGAAACGATTACGACTCTTAGCCCAAGCAATGTTGCGACTTCTTATCCAGCTCAAGGTTTCCTTTGACGGTGGTGCGGTCGCATCCATTAGGCCCCTTGGCCACATGCCAAACTTTTCTCTAAACTTGTGAGCGGCCCAGTGTGGGTTGTAGCTACGCTGCTGTGCGTACCAAAGCAGTTCAGAGTAAAAGCCCTGTTTGTCCGAACGAGGCACGCGACTGCCGTTAGAAAGCTCAATCATCTCGCCGGCCACCGCTTCGACTTGGTTGCGACGCAGCCTGACGTGGCCACAAGCAGGACAGGTATCCGAACTGCGCGGCCACAGATGCCCGCAAGCTGGACATTTGGATTCGGCCTTCTCTTTGTCAGTCGGTTCTTTCTTGGCCTTCTCTACTTTTTTGTCCAGCTCTGACACGCCGCCTTCGTAGAGTTCGTCCCAATCCTCTCTGAAGCGAAGGTAGTTACCGCTGTGATCGAGCCACAAAGCGAAGTCTTTACCGTCAAACGGACGCATGACGCGGCCCATTTGCTGGACGTGTGATGAAAAGCTCTTGGAGAACGGCCTGGCGCTCACACCAATCATCACATCGGGCACATCAAATCCACGGGTCAGGATGTCTGTTGCAATCAGTCCATGGATCTCGGTGTCTGGCTTGGCGAAGTCTTCAATCGCAGCCTTCTTCAGCTCGTCGTTGTCTTTGTAGCTGATGGAAACAAAGTTGTATCCATGACGGGCAAACTTCTCGACCAGATCAGCACCGTGCGCTACGCCAGCACAAAACACAATGGTCTTGCGCGGACGACCAAAGATCTCGTGCGTCTTCTTGATCCACTCTTCAACAATGTCACCGGTGATACGCATCCCGCGTTCGGTAACTTCATCCTGCGCCCACTCGCCTGCAACCTTTTTGGCGCCCTTCATGTCGATCTCTTTGGCCACATAGACCTTCAAAGGTGTGAGCCACTTATTCTCGACCAACCATCCATTGGTCGCACCGCACACCACGTTGTTGTATAGGTCACCAAGACCTTTGGTAAACGGCGTGGCAGTCAGCCCGACTACTTTGATGTCTGGATTGCTTTTTATAAACTCGGAGGTCTGCTTGCGTGTGATGTGGCACTCATCAACGATCAACAGATCCATCTTGGGAAAGTTGTCGCGGCGCTCAAGCGTTTGCGCAGAGCAGACTTGAAGTCTTTGGCTTGGTGAATACTTCCAATGGCCAGCTTGATAGACCCCGTGATCGAGGCCGTACTTTGAAAGGCGAAGACTTGTCTGGTCTACAAGCACGATGCGGTCAAGCACCATGGCTGCCTTCTTGTAGTTGTCCTTGGTGGCCTTCATCAACGCGATGGCCACCTCGGTCTTGCCAAATCCCGTGGGCGCGTACAGGAGCTGCGTCCTGTGCCCTTGCTTAAATCCCTCTCTCAAAGCATCAATGACCTTGGCCTGATGCTCGCGCAAGTTCAATTCCATTCCATCTCCTAGCAACCAGAATCCCTCTGGCGTGGGCTTGCTCTATTTCTCGAGCTTCTTGAGCTTATTCTGCAACGTCTTGACCGTTTTCATCAAGTCTGCATTCGTGGTCTGGTACGTGTCGCGGCTCTCACGCAATGCTTTGTTGTCGATCTCAAGCACTCTGACCTGCTCGCGCAAATCATTAACGGTTTCTTGGATATCGATCTTCTCAATCTCTGATGCGTCCCACTGGCCGACTGCAATCTTGTCTCGCAACAACTCGTTCTCTGCCTTCAGGGATACAACCGTCTCGCTCAATTCTTGAATCAACTGCTGGGCTTCTGCTAGCTCATCGCTTGGCTCTTCAGTTTTTTCAGGCTTCTGCTTTGTTCGCTCCTTGTTTGCTTTCTTGATGCCAGCAGTGTTGATAGTATTTGTCTTGCCGTGTTTGTTTGTGTACTCTTTAATATCGCTTTCGTCTTTTAGCTCGCCTTTTGCTTGCAGATCTGCTTTCACGCGAGTGACCATCATCTTTGAAGCGCCCACATGACGAGCGATCTCAGCGTTGGTTTTGCTTTTCCATTTTTCGTGCTCGATGATCTTGCAAATTGCAGCGCGCTTGTCCTCAACGCTCAAAGGCAACCCGTGCTGTGCATTTGCACCCAAAGCAAACCAGATCGCATCAAGCAACGTACCAGTGTGAATGTTGCACTCGATGGATGCTTTACCCAGGCTCTTAACCGCAAAGTACCTGTGGAAGCCGCTAGACAGCCAGTAGGTCGAGCCGTCGTGGAACACGTCGATAGGAGGGAACACATCCCCGTCCTTCATGTTCTCTGCGAACAGCGTGATGCGCTCTTGGTCAACGCTCTTGCGAACCTGCGTTCCACCTGACAAGTCAACTAGATCGACGTTCAGCTTCTTGGTTGTTGTCTTACTCAATTCGTATCTCCCTTATCGGTTACCATACATCATATCGCGCCCAATTCATCTCTTGTATCAGTGTTTTCACTACCTGCAAGGGGTGGGGGGAGGCCCCAGACCCGGCCCAGGCAGCACACACAGGCACTACCCCAGCCAACCATGGCGGCAGCGATTCATTCATCACGGGCCTTGCGGATACCACCCTTGTAACCCGTGACTACTCCAGTCCCTCGCTGACAGGCTGGAACGGCAAGTCCGGGGTGTCGAGACTACCGTGTCTTTCCTTCCGCGCCACCGATTCAGGTGCTTGCTATCGTGCGGAGTACGACTGCGGGTAGTGGAAAACAAAAAAGCCGTTAAGTCTGACCCCGGTGGAATGACGCAGATGTTTTTGGCATCTACGCAACCCCTGGCGGGGTCGGGATCAGGCTTAACGGCTCTTTGCTGGACATTCCACTGCCAACAATGGGCGTATTGTAACCACACAATCGCATGGCGTGTCAATACCCCTACAAAAAAAATCCCCCCAGGGGAGGGCCTGGGGGGAACTCGGAGGAGAGAGATGTCGCAACCATTGCTAGGAGATTGGACAGTCGGACTGTATCACTGTTGCCCTTTGGGGTCAACTTTGAGGTAGCCGTTGTCAAAAAGCCACGCCACTGTGCGGCGGTGCGCTCCCTCCCAAAACTCGATGCGTCCGTATCGCGACATCTTGGATCCCTGGTCAAGCTCTGCGTGGCAGTTGTAGCACAGGGCCGCTATCCGATAGTCGTGGGCCTTGATGCCTTTGCCTTTACCGTCGCGCAGCTGGTTGGAATGAGCGGCCACCACCGTCCCATCCTGCCGGCCACAGTTTTGGCAAGGCGAGGCCCTGACAATCTCAAGCAGATGTTTGTTGCGGTAGTTCATTGCTTTAACGCATCAATCTTTTCTGCCAGGACAACTCCCAAATCCCGCCGGTTCACAGCAATCATCTGCGCTTCCTTGCAGTCATAGATGACCTGGGCAGCGTCAGCCAATGCCTTGTTGTAACCCGACTTGTAAATGTCCCCACCATCCATGATCATCATCAAGGCATCTCGAACCAAGCTGGAAGCTTTGCGTTGCTTTGCCGCCTCTTTGAGCTTGTTGTGATACTCCTCTGGGATGTACACAGAGTAGGGGATCAGTTTTTTTGTTGCCATGCTTGGAACTCCCTGTTCAATGAATCGAGCCGCTGCCGTGCCTCGTGGTTTGTTTTTAGGTCAGACCGCGACTGGACTCCGAGATACTCTCGCATCCAATCGGTGGCATCTTTTTCTGTGGCTTCTATGATCTGCGCGTCATCGTTGAGATACTGCCAGAACAAAGGCTCCCGGCAAAGAATCCCAGCGATCTTGACGGCCCGATCTCCTTGGAACTCTTCCTGGCGATCCATCGGCTGGTCAATGCCATCCAAGCGAACCATGACCACCTGATAACGGGCGCCGACGAAATCACGCAGGATCTCCTCGGGCACGTCATCAGGGTGGATTCGCAAGGTCAGGACATATCCTTCCTTGTCCTGTTTGATGGCCAGCTTCATAGCCTCAAACTGTGAGGTCTTCATGGTCAGAAGGGGATGTCCGAGTCGTCGTAGTCCGCACGCTCAGGCTGCGGTTTGGCAGCCGGCTTTGGAGGCTGAGGTCGGTATTGCGACTGAGGAGGCTTGTCATACGGTTCAGATGCGGACAGGGTGATGCAGTCCTTGCCTGCAATCACTTTGTTCCAGCCGGCCACGGAGACCTTGATCAACTGATCTTTGTTCTTTGTGGCAAGCGTGCGCAGCAGTTCTCTGTCAAGGAATAGATCTCCGCGAACATCAGGATGGTTCTGGGAGTTCTTGCGGTCGTTGGGCCAAAGGGTTCCGCTGTTGGGTTTCGGTTCGTAAGCCATCATTGCTCCTTAAATTGCTTTCTGATGGCACCAAACTTGTCCATCAGGGTTTTAAAAAATGTCGCGTTAGTCGCCTTGACTGAATCAAACAACTGCTTGTTCTTGCGGAAGATCTGCATCACATCCTCTTCTGATTGAGCCATGCTCAGGCAAATATCGGAAGCATCTTCCACCAGCTTGAGCCACTCATCTGGATCAACGCCCTCTTGACTGGTAACAGTGATCTGCCATTTGCCCTCTTTGCCCTCTACCTTCTTCGGTGGTTTGGAAGCCGGAGGGCTGGCCACGGGTGGTTCAGGAGCGGCCTTTACCTCCTGCGGGCTGGAATCGATGGCGTCATGCTCCACAATCTCCATGGCCGTCATCCAAAGATAGCGACGTTGATATGTCTCAACGGCCCCCAGGTTCTGGATCGGATGACTTCCCTTGAGTTGAGCCTCGGCCATGGGTGAGGTAATGGTAATCGCAGATCCATCCTCCACATCGGTAATGCACAAACGCGCATACTCGATGTCGTAGGAAACGATGCCACACAAACCGATCTCGTTGAAGATCTGCTGAATGGCTGGTAAGAAATCTCCTAGTTCGAAATAGTTGTAGCCGGCAAACTTGTTGTTGCCTGACTTCTTCAACTCCGTGGCTTGCAGCTTGACACGCGCAGCCATCAACTTTTTATAAACACTCATAGAACTGGCTCCCCGACAACGTGTTTAAGTACGATTCTTTGCTTGGCACCCGGTTTGGCGCGTTTCTTCTTATCTTTGCGTCCAAGCGGACGACCCGGCTTGCGACGAGGCTTGCCGTCTTTGGTGAGGCCATAAGGATTGGCTTGTGGTTTAACCAAGACAGGAACACTCTGATCCAACTCATTAACCCACTGAGAAATCTGTTCATTGATCTCAGATTGATGAACCTCGATAAGCTTTTCAAGGTAATGCTTTGCCTTCATCAGGTCATCGATACCGCCTTTGTCTTTGTAGCGGCAGATGTACTTGATGGCATTTCCCTCTAGGAATCCAAGACTGTTACCGACAATAAAGTCCCATGGTTGAATGACCTTGTTCTTGTAGTGATCTCCACCGATTTGATTTTCGTTAGCACTCACGATTGAGCCTCCTGGTATTTGCGCCACTGAGCGCAGTAAGTGTTGACAGGGCAAAAGTTCGCGCACCTAGCTCGCTCCCCTTTGCGCACCTCGATTTCATATTCCTTGGACAGTTTCTCCAAGGCGGCATTTGCAGCCTCTTGTGTTGCATGAACTGACTTTGCTCTAACTCCTCCCTTCTTCTTGACGGCCCAAGTCGTTGGCCTCTCCCACATTTCCTCTGGCGTGCAGTCAGGAAGCTCGCCGTCGGTCTCCATTGAAAACTCACAAGCCGAATGCTGGGCGATGCGATGGAGGACAAACTTCTCCCTTTCCTCCATCGTCCACAGCTTGATCGGTATTTCCTTGATCGGGGCCTCTGGATAGCCCTCTCGCGTTGCGGCCTCTCTGCGGCTCCAATCACGAATAATGGCCACGATTCCAAGGTCAGTCACCTTACAGTTTTTGACCTTTTCGACCAGGAAAGCGTACATGTTGAGCTGCTGTTCCCACTCGATCTTCTCGTTCATCACCGCCCAGGCCGAGGTGGTCTTGTAGTCTCGGATGCCAATCCCGTCCTCATTGAGGAGCTGAAGATCGACGGCTCCAGAGATCCTCCAGCCATCTATTTCGGTGAAGATCCGCTCCTCCACAACGTGGTGAGGGTCTTTGCCGTGTTCAAGGACTTGGTGGACAGCCGAACCAAAGAGCGACCAGACCATCTCTGATACGTCTTGCTCTAACTCACTCTCAAACTTTGCCGTTAACGCGACAATTTTTGGGCTATTGATCAACTGGGTAACAGAGAGATGGGCCTTGCCTTTTGTGTAGGTTGGCCGCTTGACGACGTTGACAATCGTCTCAGGGATATTGAACTTGTTTGTGTACTTCACAGCACCTCCTAGCATTGAGGGACAGTGATTGTCATGCGATCTTTATCGTTTGTCAACTGTTGCTTTTATTTCTATATCATCTGTTGTATGATTACACACACGCAGGGCATCACTAGGGTTTACCCCATGTGGCCCACCTGATCCACATAGTAGAAACCCTATGACACAACATATTCAATTGCTGCTTCCTTGGCCTCCCAGTGTCAATCATTACTGGGGACAAATGGGCAATCGTCGTTTCATTGGGAAACGTGGCAAAGAGTTTCGTATGGCCGTTGCGGAAGAATGCGCGTTAAAGCAGGTCGTTGCCCTCGAAGGACGGCTAGCCGTACACGTATCTCTATTTCCCCCTGACAAACGCAAAAGGGATGTGGATAACGTGTTGAAAAGTCTGTTGGATGCCTGTGAACATGCAGGCTGCTACGAGTCAGACAGCCAGATTGATGAGCTGCACATCGTGCGCCAGGAAGTTCGAGCTGGAGGAGGCTGTACGATACTCATCCATACGCTAGAATGATGGAGTTTTAGCAGTTGTTATTGAGGGGAGCCGCGCGCTCCCCTTCTTTTTTAGAAGCCAGCCTCTTTGCGCATTTCGTAGATATCGTCAAGGACTTCAATCTTCTCTTTCTTGAGATTGTCAATTTCCTTGCGGCGCTCTTCAGGGGTAAGACCGGTATCAATGCCAAGGCTCAGTGACCTGATCTCAGCGTTGACCTTTTGAAGCTGTTCAGATTTCTTGGTCACGTACTTGTGCAAGTCAAGCAGCTGCTCATTCTTGTCCGAATACTTGTCAGCCTCTTCGTCCCGGTCTTCTTTCTTAAGAGCCTGGAGCGTATTCCACTTTTTCATCACTTCTTCTTTGAGGTCGTAGAACAGCTCTTCGCGGCCACGAGGAACCTCTGGCGTTTGGAAAGTTCCAAGGAACGGCGTTTCCTTTTCGGTGGGCGACGGACGCACGCCATACGCTTCACCAATCTTATTGGATGCCCACTGCGTCATGACGCCAATCGATCCCAGAAGGCCGCGCATCAGATGATCAGCTTCAATTGGGGAAAGCAATCGCGTTTCTTCAGTACCAGTCAGACGGCTCAAGAATTTGCCGGCCTCTGACGTAGATGCTGTGTATTGCTCAAAAGCATCACGTTCTTTGATGTTCTTGGGCGTAAGTTGTTTGCCTGTCAAAAAGCTGTGATCCAGTTTGATTTCAACAAACGGACGCACCCCTGATGGGATTGGCGGCGGCCCAAGCAGCATGTCAGTCGCAGCGTCTTTAAGCGCGGTACGCAGACGTTTGTTATCAAAGTCATCCTTGGTGGCGCTGTTGATGTAGCGGTTATAGATAAGCTCAGGAAGGGCCTTGTAGAAGAATGCCGCGCTGGTGCTCATTGGGATTGCGTAGTCAGTGCCAGGGATGATGATGTTGCGCAATCGCGTCTTGTCATCCATCTCTTTGTACTTTTCGTCATCGCCAACCAAGAAGCAATACAAAAGTACCCATGCTGCTAACTGGGTGCCAGTAGCGGCAAGTCTTGCAAGCACTTCTGCCCGCCTTTTTCCTTTTAGTCCTCCACCTGCCAATGCCGAAACCAGCACATCAGCTTGTTGTACCCAAGCATTGATGAATGAAACTGTTTTAACCACAGCTTGCGATACTTTGCCGCTACCGTGCCGCAGGAAGTTGATGACGTTTTGGGCCTGATAAGCAGCCAGTGCGGCATCGCCTGTTTCTTTGAGGACTCGCTCATACGTTGCGATACGTTGAGCCACGTCTGATGCATCGCCGACATGATCCAATGCTTTAAGCACATAGTTATAGGTAGACCGATTCATCACCCCAAGTTCACGCTTGACTTCAAGTTCAGGCGTTCTTGAGGGAGTGTAATAGCCTCCAATACCAGACGCTTTAAGGATCTTCGCGGTCTCACTTTGGTTTGCGACTGCCTTAAGAAAGTCTTTATAGACGGCCAGCACAAACGTAGTCGGGTTCTTTACTCCAGTTACCAAGGCCGCAGTGGGCGCATCCATGATCACTTGCTTCAGTTGGAAGTCAGGCATGATCGTGATGGAGCGCCGAACAAAGTTGGCCACTAAAGCCAAAGGCTTCCAAACTGCGAGGTCTACGTTATCAAGACCAAGCAATGCCTGGGCAATCAACGGATCTTTGATCTCAATAAAGACAGACCGGCCCTGTGATTTGAACTCATAGCGGTCTTTGTCTTTGCTTGGGAATGTCATCACATTCCCGTTCGAATTTCGAGTTGCATACTCCGAAACAATTCGAGATGCAGCGTAGTGGCGAATTGACTCCATGGTGTTGCGCATAACGCTACGCGTCATGTTGTCAATGATGTTTTCAATCTCACGGTTGGTCTTGAAGACAACCAGATCACCCTTCTTGATGTCGGCGTTGATCTTGATGTTGCCTTCTGGGGTAGCCTCTATGAGATCTGGGTCAACTTTTTTCCCATTGATCTCTGCCTTCACCACAGACGACTGCTGGATGTGGAACTCTTGCTGGCCATCTTCAGCTTCAAACGTGGTGATGACCTGCGGCTTGCCTTTCTTAAATTTCTTGAGCAACGGAATGTTGGTAAAGGTACGGGTCGTCACCTGACTAGGCGCTTTGACGACCTCTTCCTCTTCCATGACTCGCTGCCATGGCACGTAGTCTTTGATCTTGGACAGCACATCGTACTGGGCCTGACTCATCAGCCCCACATCCCGGCGCACACGCAAGAGGTTCTTGTTAACAGCCGTCCAGTTATCCATGATCTCACGCAGCTCTGGATGCTTTTCTTCCATGGCAATGAAATCATCGATCTCATCTTCGGACATGTTGATCTTGCTGCGTGCTATCTCAATAGCCTTGAGTTCTGACTCAAGTTGATCATTCAAAGCCCGCTCTTGCTTCAGTTCGGCACTTGCTCTTCTCAAACTCTTTTCAATGGTTGATTTTTGAGAATCAGGTGCTTGCTCAAACGAAGCTCGCAAGTTTTTAACTTGCTCTTGCAATTCGTCAACCCGACCGTTTGATTCTTCAAACTCAGCTTGGCGAGACAGGAATTCGTTTTCAATGCTCCGAGACCGCTTGGCTTCCAAATAGCCTTGGATGATGTTGGTTCCCAACTGGTCACCCAACTTTTCTTTCAGGGCGCTCTCAGCTTTGTATACGCCAAACATCCCCTTATCGGTTTGAACAGCCGTATAGGTCAGATGATTCGGGTCGTACTCAAGGCCGCCCATGAAGATGACGCGAGCAGCAATGTTGCCGCTGCGCAGGGCGTTGTCCAAAGCAAGAGACGCGGTAGCAATGTCATCAGCAGTACGCACCTCGCCGGCATAGCGCTGGAAGTCAGCCACCTCAAGAGCTTTGCCAAAGAAGACCGCGTTATTGCGGATGTTCATCAAACCACGGTCAAGACCCGTAAACATCGCAGCCGCTGTTCTAACAGGGAAGTTGACCGCCTCTTTGAAGACATCTTTGCCAAACTTGATGGTGTCGACAAAGATTTCTTTCAAATCACGCACATTGGTTGAAAGCGGAGTGTTGGCCCGGTTGTACTTCTTGACCAGATCTTCTTCGTCTTCAATGTTCTCCAACGTAGTCCAGGGCATCTCGCTGGACTTGACCATGTCTTGGAGACTGTCGTAAGACACGCGCTCCTTTGATCCATTCATTATTTGATCAAAGGTCTTGTGGATTGCGTAGTTATTATCAAAGCCAAAGATGTTCTTCAGGCCTTCAAACAACTTGCGGATGGCTTTCTTGAACTGCTCCCAGCGCGTGCCAAGAGTTGCAGCCATAAGCGGCTCGCCATTGACAGCCCAGTATTCAGACGGGCTGATGTATTGGTACATGTCGTAGCTAGGCAAAGCAGCTATGGCAGCACGATAGGTTTTATCGCTCGGGTTATCAATGAAGTCCAGAACCTTGTTGAAGTAGTTCTGATATTTCTGATCGTCATACTTCTCAATTGCTTTAGACAGCGAGTCTGCCCAGGCCGTGACAACAGTCTTGCGCTGGTCGGCATCCATCATCTGCTCAAGCGCATGAGTCAGTTCATGGCGGATCGTCCCTGGGCTTTCAACACCAGTCGTGCCTTTATACAAGGCAATGATGCGTTTGATCGCGTCAAATGTTCCAGCAACTCCCTCTTGCTTGCCTTCCTTCACAGAAAGCAATAAGCCATTGAGCAAGCTTGGTTGTTTGGCGTAAGCAGCTTGAATGACGGCCAGCACGTCGGCACTTATGTTGCCGCTGTCGTACTCCTTCAAAGCTCGGGCCAAGAACGCTCCAGGACTATCCTTGCGCTCACGCGACATATCAATTGCCGCTTTGAGAGTCTTTGCCTCTCTATCTAAAACTGTCAGCTTGCGTTGCAACGTCAAATCGGCTTTGCCCTCTTTGACTTGTTGCATCAAGCGCTCTTTGCCCTGACGAAGCTTGGCGTACTCTCTGATAACTTCCCGTCTGGTCTCTTTGTCTTTACGAGCCAAAGCGAGCGCGGTGTATGGCCGAGTTGTATCTATGTTGTAGAGAAAGTTTGACTTATCCCCGTAGGTCACTCCACGAGCCAAAATCATGTTACCGATCTGTAGTACCTCATCGGCCTTGACTACGGGGACGGTAGTGCGTCGGTCAAAGAAATATGCGTGTCGTGTTGGATCAATACCAACTTGAATCCACGCAGGATTGTTGAATACGTCTTTGGCTTTGGAATAGATCTGCTCGGCTGTCATGGGGACATATGTGCCCTCCATGGTTTGCAGCACATCTTTAGATGCCCCGGACGCAATTTTTAACGCTTCTTTTTGATTTCCAATAGCAAACGAGACGTTTGTAATGCTGGCTGCATTACTGTAACCAAGACTCTTTCCAACCTTA